TTGAGCAATAACGTGACCACGCCCCATTACTGATTTCTCGTATCTGTCTGTATCAAACTGCTTACCACCACCGAAAGGCATGTTAAGCACGTTTACAATCATTCCGAACTTGTTATAACCTCCTGAAAGATCATACACATTTCGGAAATCGTTGCGGTCAGACAATGACCGAATGGTCAAGTTATCTGCCACGTTTAATGGACTATTTTGTGCCATTTTAAATGTGTTTAATTAAAAATTATTAGAGTGTAATATTTCCTTTGTTCACTCCCCTTCTACCTGTTACTTCTTCTTTAGCCTTCTGGTATGCGCTGTAATCACTCGTTCTTCCTGCCGATCTTGAGGTATTTACACCTGTTCTTTTCGGGGCTGAACGCTTGATAAACTCTTGTCGTTGACCTTTAACTCTACCTTGAGAAACCTTTCCTTGAAGGACATCCTTCTTGTAAAGATCCCACGCAGCATAGTCAAACAGCTTATTGACATTCACAGTACCATCTGTATTGACGAAGCCTACTTTTCCTGAGATTACGTGATCATGAATGGCTTTGGTCATCTCTTCGGTAACATCTAAACCGTAATAACTCTTACCTTTCATGGATTGTGTAAGTCCCACAAAATTCTTATTGTTCTGTTGTTGTAACTCTTGAGCCTTTCTTTGTTTCTCTGGATCTCCAAACGTGATTCCCTTCAGTCGCTCATCTTGCTCTGCCTTGAACTCACTTTTAAATGACCTTACCTTTAGTGCCTTTTCAACTGGCGATAGGTCATCAAATGCGTCCATCTCAAACTCAAGGTCTTCTTCTGATAAATTAAGCCTTTTGATTCCCATCTCGTAAATCTTCTTGGCTGGCATAGAATCGTAATCCTTGTCAACCTCAAAAGACTTTAGGTAGTCTCTAAAACTTCCGTTACCAGATTGCTTAAACTTAATGTACCCATCTATCATGGGGTCAGAAAGGATTCCTTCAGCTTGTTGAACCTTAACTTGCATTTCTTCAAGCTTCTGGTCTACGGTCTTTTCTGGCTGCTTGGTATCATTATCAAAAGAGAAAGGGTCTTTTAGAATATCTTCTTTCTGACTTTTATCAGTGGACTCCTCTTCTTCTTTGAGAGCAATTTCCCAAGCATCCTCATCAGACATATCAGAGTTTCCCTCACGAGCCTTAACCTCATCAATCTTCTTGATGTCTTCAATAGCTTGTTCCCTCTTGGCGGTAAGTGTCTCCTCTTTGAGTTTTTCAATATCCTCAGTAAGGTCAGACTCCTCCTTGCCAGGATTGTCAGCCATTAGCTTTTCAAGAATCTCTTTTTCTTCAGTTTCCTCAAGAGATACTTCAACTTCATAATTCAAAGAACCATCTGTTTCTTCAGTCTGCTCGTTGTTGTCAACAAACTCCTGTTCTTTCTCATTTTCTTCCATTATACAAATATATTAATTAATCTATTGATTTACAACACTATACACTTTATGCTGGTGGTTGTTGCTGCTCTCTTTGCCGATCACCTGCAACTCTCGCTTCTTCTTGAACAACTGGCTGCATTGATTTCTGCTGCAAAGAAGCTTGCTCTCTAGCATTTCTACCATTCTCTGCAACCATCTGCTGATCCATAGAAAATTGTCTCTGTCTCTCAGCCTCAGCCTGTTGCTGCATCATCATCATTTGCTGCTGTTGCTGCTGCTGGAACTTACGCTTCTTGATCTTCATGGTCATCTTATCCTTCAGCTCAGTGTAGGTACGTGCAGTCTCAAGTTCAATGTAGTCATCCCAATCAAATCCAGTTTGTTCTGCGTTCTGAGCCATAGCCTGAGCAACCGTAAGCAGTCTTTGTCTTGCTTGCTCATCAATAACATCCTCAACATCAACCTTAACCATCATATCCTCCAACTGAAACTCTGTGGTATTCTTGAAGAACTTTATAGCATCCTTAGAAAGCATTACCTCAGCAGCCTCTTTGCCCTCAGTATCCATAAGCATAATCTTAGACTTATTAAGGATGTACTGAAGTAGGTATGTGTAATAAGTCATAAACCCATCATAGTATGTTGCCATACCTAATTGATTCTGACTAATAGATTGTTGTTGTGAACCGTAACCTACGTAGCTTGTCAATTGACCCATAGATACCTTAGAGGCATTGATGATTTCTTTCATCATCCTCTCCTTCTCTTGAATCAACTGCGTGTACCTAATTACATTCTGGTCAAGTGTCATATCAACAGTCTCAACCATTCTCTGTCCGTCAAGCACATTAGGGTCTTCCCCGTCTGAACCATCTGTAACATGCATGCCATACTTCTTTAAGTTGGCTACAAGCTCCCTTACAGTATCCCCATCACCTAGCTTGTGTCCGTTTATCAAGTAAACCTTACCAAGGTCTTTCCCGATGTTCTGACGAATCTTATACTCGTAAGCATCAACATCGTCCTGTAGCTTCTTCATTCTGTCCACTACGGAACGATTCATGCCCATCATCATATTAGGAATGAATGCACGTATAGGCAACATAGGTCTACTAGGCTCTAAAGAGTCGTAAACAACATTGTAGTCTATACCGTAGTCTGTAATGATAGCATTTCCAATAATAGTTGCTCTATCAATTCTCAAGTAAGAACTTCTCTCAGAATCATTGCCATGAATAGGAGTTACCTCCTTCCCATACTTGCCCTTCTTCATTTTAACTTTCTCTGGAACTTCAGTAATCCAGAATCCAGTTATCACAGCAATCTGTCGGTAATTCTTACCATCAGGACCTCCCCACCAATTAAACCCTACATCAGAGCCGCTAGAGCCGTTGTAGTGATTAAGTAATTCAAAGCCCATACCAGGCTCTGTAATAGACATATCCTTAACTAAGTCTCTTTCCTCATCGGTAAGGTCGTAACGATAGTATATCTCTTCAGGAGACATAAAGTTAACCCATCCAACAAACTCAGCCTTTTCATTGTAGTCTGAGTCGTTAGACATATCTAGGATTAGATTATATGGAGGTATTACCTCTGTGTAAGGTCTTCCGTTAACCTCATCCACATATACTCCACAGTAGCGTCCTATCGCAGCGTCCGTAAACGCCTTCATCATAGTATCCTTTAATCTATTCCTGCTAACTATGTCGTTGATCAAGTCAAGACCATACTCTTCCATTTCATCAATAGGAGACTTCATAACCTTCTCCATAGCCTCATCCATATCAATATTGTTTCCAATACCTTCTGGGAAGAAGCCCATTCCAAACTGCTCAAGAGAATTATTAAAGAACTCAGCCAATTCCTTTTTCATTTTAATTAACTGAACCTGCTCTAGCTTCTTGGATACCTTAGAGGGGTCTAGGCTCTCTACTGATATCTTTGTAGAGTTAATGATCTTTCTGATACCACCACGCATATACTCAAGCATCTCATAAACCTGCTCACCCTTTACGTAAGGGGCTGGGAGTTCTCCACCCTTCTCATCCTCAGTTAGATACGCAAAGTTGAAGTTCTCTTGCGTACCCATAAAGTATCGGTAGTTATTGATGATCTGATCTACAATAGTTGTCTCAGCCCAACGCTTGACACCCTCTCTGCCTTCTCTATTTGTATCGTCAGAATTAGTAGCAATATTGTAATGTGCGGATATGAACCGAACATTCTGAGCATACCAGTTTTCTAAGCTGCCGTACTTCTTTTCAATTTCCTTCTTGTCAAAATAACTATCGGGCTTATCGTAGACTATATCTATACTATGGCTGTTGTCCAGTATCATCTTTCACAAATTGTATTATTGAGTAGGGTAGCTGTAATACCCGACCATCTATGTCTTTTACTATTATCGCATACGTCCTTACTCCCGTATTCAAATCCCCATCGTAACCCATTCCTAGGTAATACCCCGTACTCGTCTGTCCATTCTTTCCCCTCCACTGCACTACTGATCCTGCCCTTCTGGGTGAGTTCTTGTCTGCCATAGCGTTCCTGTACCTTTCTGATTCCCAGGGAGTTCCCCACCCTCAAATATCGGGATTTTTTGCCACTTAGTCACCCTACGTCCTCTTTCGTCAGTTGTGACGTAGCTAACCTCCTTAAATTTAGGCTTTGCAAACTTCTTTTCACTCTTCTTTATCTGGTCCCTATCAAAGAGTTCACAGGACACCAAAGCATCTAAAAGGTCAGTATTACTAACGTGAAAATCAGGTAGTTGGTTGATAATGTCTAGTAGCCAAATCTTATCGCAGTGGTTCCTAAGATACTCAAAGAAGAAGTTATATATAGTATCTCTATTCCATTTATCCTTATGAAATCCCTTTGCTGCCTTTCTGTCAAATGACTTATTCCCTGTAATGATAGGTTGGTTCGCCAAATAAGCCCAAGTTCCAAAAGCCCTGTACTGATCCATAAGAACCCTACCCTCATTTCTTTCCACAAGGTTCTGACAGTCATTGTAGTACCTCTGCAACAACATGGTCTCTTGGTAAATAGTAATAGGGTCGTTTGTTCTCCTTTGATAGTACGCAACGTATTCTTGTGTGCTTGGACGCTTGACTATCGTGGAATGAACCGAACGCTTACCTGTTTTTAATGCCTTCTTTGTGTCTATATCTGAGGTATCAACCATTGGAATAGGGTCAGTACCTGCTCTGTAAGTTTCACTTGGTATTGGGTGTTCAAGTATCGTGAACATTCCCTTGCTATTAGCAACTGCAACAACTCTATCCCCGTTATCTAAAAGGTCGTAAGTATTTACAGGTCTAGGCTCTGCAACGATTCTTTTTTTCTGTTGATTAATCTTTGGCAGAATATCCTCTGGGATTATCCCCACGTTATTCATCTCAAAGATGTCATCAATTACCGTAGGGTAAGACTTTACAAATCCTATGTAGTCTCGCTTGTCATCTGACCTATCAAGGTACTCCCTTCTTTTGATTATCCACTCCTCAGCACCCTTCTTGTCAGACCATCCGTTAGGACAGAAGTTGTAGAAGTTTCCTGTCATCTGACCCTTTTCATCAAACTCAGGCGCACGACTAATTCCCATAGTGCCAGGAATAAAAACTGTACGGACATTCAATGACTCAGCCTCTTTCCACATCATCTCTGCCTCCTTGATGCCAGACTCAGATACAATACCTGCCGACCCTCCAAATACTACTGGTGCAATCTTCTCAAAGTCATCCATCAGACAAGCCTGAATAGACTGCCTTACTTCAGAAGCATAATCATGCAGAAACAACTCATCAATAAAAGCGTGAGCCGCACGTTCCGACTCAAAGTTTGCAGCATCTTTTCTAGAATCACTAGTCTGTCTAGCAAGTACATTGGATAAGTTACCCGTAGGCATACCTGTCTCGTCCTTTACATCAATGGTCATATAACCAGTAAGTCTTTGTGACTTCTTCTCTGGTCTAATCCACTCGTCAAGGTTCTCGTAAGCTACCGCAACCTTCTCGTTGAATAGCTTCTCAGTCTTACTTCTATTGTTTGATGTCAATAAGGATGTGGAGCCTGGTGAGGTAAGGGCTTTCCATAGTGCAACTCCAGCACCAAAGAGTGCGGATAAACCTATACCCCTCCTCTTATAGATGCAGAGGTCTTCCCCCAGCCTGGTAGCCTCATAGTATTCATCTATTACCCATTCATCCACATCCCTCCACCAAGGGTGGATTTTTTCTCCTCTAGGTGTCTTAATCTTAATTTGGGTTATGTAGAAGTAGTGTAGACCTTTAAGCCCCTTGTAACCCTCTACCCATCTTTCTTGTTCCTTTAGCCACCACTTCGCTTCTTCAGCTTTGGTCATTTTGGGCTTTCCTTCCCAAACAAATTTTGGCTTTTTAGGTTTTCCGTTGATTATTATCTCTGGACCCTTCTTTTTTGACATTTATTGTTTTCTTCCAAGAGAACTTTCAATCACCTCTTTTATACGAGTCCAAATATCTGTACCTGTAAGTTCACCAATATTCTCCATGTTTGACTTGAACTCTACGATAGCTATGTAACCTGCTGTTAGTTGTGAAACTGGTAGCCAAGGTATAAACGCTAACTCCATTACTCTACTAATGATGATTGCTAAACCGTAGTATAGCATCTTGCCTACAGTTCTACCCATTGGCTTTGACCTAATCTCCTCGCCTCTAGCTTTTGCTGCCCTTATGCCTGTGAAAAGGTCAGCACACAACAAAACTCCAATTCCAACAATGCTCCACGCAATCGGAGTAAAAAAGAATACAACGTAAGGTATCCCGACACCCAATAGGGTCTTAATATTGAAAGCACTCATCCTCACTTTTCAGGTTCACATAGTCTTACAAAGTTAAGAATTTTTATCTTCAAGGTGGCTCAATGAAATTTTATAATAGCTTTGCTGAAAATAGTGGGTGTTTTTAAAGTCTTTGACCCATGTTACCTGATCGGATAGACGGTAAGAACAACCTCAAAGTAAGTAAGAGTTTATCGCTTCAAGCGGCTACGACAAACCCATGCTCTGACCTACAACCGTCAACATGGTCATGCCATACTCTTCGGAGTTAATACTAGTAGCGCAGCAAGCATTGGCAGGTGTCAAGAAGATGGATAAGCGTAAGTAAGGAATCCGTTAGTTCTTTGCTTCAGCAGCTATAATAGTATTATGGCAGTAAGGGTTGTTATATCTTAAAGTGAAGTAATGAAAGAGAAAGTATTTGAAAAACAAAGTGACAGAACTAGAGAGATAGATACTCTTAATAAGTTCTGTGAAGCAATTGGAGTGACATTCAAGATTCATCAACCAATGTCTCCTGTAGATGCTTCTGTATATAAAGGTGAAAAGAGGGTTTGCTTTGCAGAGGTTAAGACAATGAATAAAGACTTCGCTGAGATTTATGATGTAAGAATATCTCTAAGAAAATTAGCCAACGTGCAGAAGTATTCCTTGGAGGAGGAGAGTAATTGCTGTATAGTTTACAGGTTTAATAATAACCGAATTGGATATTTTTGGTTGTCGGACATTAAGAACTCTAGATGTAGTTGGGGAGGCATGAAGAATCCAAGAAAGGGTTCGCTATACGACAGGGAACTTATGGTATATATTCCAGTAGATACTTTGAGAATGATATAAAAAAGGGGGCTGTCCGAAGACAAACCCCCAAGGAGAAAGGAAGAAACATTTCAAAGATAGTCATTATATTTAGTAAATTCGTAGCATGGGAAACAAACGATTTAGACTATCAAAGGAGGAGCAGGAGATTATCAATGAATATAGGGGAGAGAATGTTAGTGTTAATGGAAACACCGCTTTAGATGTTCATCTAGCTGAGAGAGGCATTGATAAAGATGATGTAGTAAGCGTTAAGCATTGGCAGAGTGCATCAGGAGAACTTAGGTTCTCTGTGGTAACTAAGAGTGGGGGGTTAACCTCTAGTGTGGTTGAAGATACCTTTGAGCCAATACTTGAGGAGCTTAGAGAGTACTCTCCCACATTCACCCCGTTTAAAAGAAAACCATTATATGATCCTCACTGTTTGGTGATAGACCCATCTGATATACACGTAGGTAAGTTGGCTTCCCTGGAAGAAACAGGTCAACCCTATGATATACAGAAGGCAGTCAGCCAAGTAGATGAGGGTCTAGATGGCTTACTATCTAAGGCTTCTGGATTTCCAATTGATAAGATATTCTTCATCATAGGAAACGATGTACTGCATATAGATAGCCCTAAGAGGACTACGACTAGCGGAACTCCACAGGACACTTCAGGAATGTGGAATCAAGCCTTTACTGCCGCAAAGCACATGTATGTTAGAGCTATAGAGAAGATGGTTCCTATGGCGGATGTACACGTAATTTTCAATCCTAGTAATCACGATTATATGAGTGGTTGGATGTTGGCACAAACGCTAGAGGCATACTTTAGACTCAGTAAGAACATAACCTTTGATGTATCCCTAGATCATCGCAAGTACACATCCTACGGGGTTAATCTTATCGGGTCCAATCATGGGGATGGAGCAAAACTTGACAACCTCCCATTAATTATGGCACAAGAGGCTCCAGAGCTTTGGGTTAAATGTCCTATGAGATATATTTACTGCCATCACATACACCACAAGCAGACGCATAAGTTTCTATCAGGTAAAGACTTTACTGGGGTTACAGTTGAGTATTTAAGAACGCCTAGCCCTGCTGACTCCTGGCATCACAGAAATGGTTATATTGGCGCAAAGAAAGCTGTGGAGCTTTTTGTACACAGCAAGACTCAAGGGCAAGTTGCCAGAATAACACATAATCTATGAATAACATGAACCTAGATAAGATAATTGAAGAGATGAAGTTTACTGTGTACCTCTTTGTTTTAGTAGCAGCAGTGCTTTCAATAATAACGCTACTAGGTTACTCAGCCTACAAACTATACCTCTCGCTATGAAGATATCTATAGACCCTAAGAAAAAGAAGATCGTAATACGTTACGGACTGAATGACTCTATGAAGAAGGTTCTTCAGAAGGGAAAGTCTCTGATTGAAGGTCTTCCTGATTATCTTGTGAAGATTCTTCCACATGAAAAGAGTAAGAAAGGTAAAGGAAGTCAAGACGAATAAGTCCTGAGTATTTTCTTACTACAATACCATTAACGCAGTCCTCTGCTTCTTCATGCTCACATACACGTTTCACCATGTTGGCGATAACCCTAGACAGGTCTGCCCTAGAAGGTGTAGTACCACCCCATAGTTCTTTTAGATTCTTATTGGAACGTATTATGGACTTAACAAAATTAAAATCCATTGCTTCTAAGAAAGCTTCTGTTATATTTGTATGCATGAACGCAATATTACAAAAAAAATTCATAGGCATTCCATCTGGGACCGTATTTTCACTAAAGAATCACGACACAGTGGAAGACCTTGAGATATTTCAAACTGAAATAGAGAGAAATAATAAGGGCGAAGAGTTTTGGTTCACCAAGGAGTTTGTTCTTGGTGAGTTTGAAAAAGGATACAAACCTCAGTGCTGGACTGAAGACTTATTCCTAGTATTTTAGAGGTCTCTCAATCCAGTAAGCCGCATTCGGTTCCTCAACAGGAATACCGTCTACAATTCTGTAGACATGCTTATCAACACCCATAAAACCATCAAAGGTTTTTTTACCATCACTAAAAGCAACAGTTTTGTGAGTATCAGGCTTGTGAATCATCAACCTTTTCCAAGGGGAATTAGATGTTTCCATGCGGCTAATATACTGATTATTAATTAATTGAGTATTTTTTCTCTAAGCATTTGAATGATTTCTTCATTCTCTGGGTAGATGTTCATACTCTTCTTGTCACCAAACTCCCACTTCTGATGACACTCTAAGCATAGGATATTGATGTTATTCTTGTCATGCCTAAACGCTGGGTTAGAACCCTTACTGAGTATGTGTGAGAACATATATCGTTCCCACTTATCTCCTAAATCTTTGTGACACTCCTCGCAGTAATGGAACCTCTCACCCCATATCTCCTTATAGAAGTTGGTGTCTAGGTCAATCTTAGCTTTTACGTTCTTTGAAGGACCAGGCTTCTTGTAGCTTTTAGCAGCGCAGGGCTTGCATCTCCCCTTACTGAAGATGTAGTCGGTCTTGCCGCACTCTTTGCAGACTTTCTTTTTTCTTGGTATCATATCAAAAAAACAAGGCTCCCACTAAATGCAGAAGCCTTGCCAAACCAAAACAAACATGAATACTAAAAAACAATCACTACAAATATACAAATTAATACGAATCCTTAATATCGTAGTTCTTATATCTTATTGCATTTATTCTAGAGTTCATTTTTTCAATGAACCTTTCCCTAGCCACATTCGGATCCTTATCAAGACCAACGTAAATATAAGTGCTGTTATCAATTCTAACCTTTTGTAGTTTACGAAGGTCTGGTGAAGTTCTTTTAGCCACCTCAATAGCCTTGCTGTGTCTTTCTTTAATCTCATCACTTCTTACAGCTCCTTCTTTTTTAAACTTCTTTTTTTCCTTACTCATTGATTTTTAATTTAATGGTTGCAATGTAAGAATCTTTTTTTAAATTCGGCATCATGTTAATTAGAAACGCAAAGATAACAGAAGGTTATGAGATAGAAGCTCTAGTGAAACTTTGTGCAGAAGATTCTGAGGGTATGATGATTACCCCAGAGGAAACGGTTGGGGCAATTTCTAGTGCTGTGATTAACAAGAACTCTAGGGTTATGGTTGCGATACATGACACAAAAATCATTGGTGCTATAATTGGAAATCTTGGAATAACTAATTCCTCTGCTCACAATATGGAGGTAGCCATGTGTATTCACCCAGAATTTAGAGGGAAAAAAGTTGGATTTACTTTAGCTCAGATTTTTGTTAATGAGTTTTCGTATTTAAACATATATGTGAATATCTCTGAGTCCAATACTATTGTGTTAGGGCTACTAGAAGGATTAAACTTCAAAGAGGCTGGTAGACTGCCTAAGTATATTAAAGAAAAATCAGGTTACAAAGACAAAATAATACTATTCTACTATGGATGAGAAAACACTAAGAGATGAGATTGCAATGAGTTTGGAATCTCCAGCTATTCCAATGCCTAAAGACCCAGAAGGAATGAGGTCTGTTTGTGAAAAGCTAGGTATTGAGGTGGATTTCAATGACACCCTAAAGTCTATAGAGCTTGGATTGAAGTACCAGGCAGTAATGCGTTACCGTTACGCTGATATAATGCTAGAAGAAAGAAGCAATGCAACTAGAGGAACTGGAGAGGAGGCTTAAAGCCTGTAGTCATATTGGCAAATCTATTAAGTTAGACAAAGCCACTACAGTTATTGATGTTCCTGAGTTCATAGATAACCATCTTGGTTTCGCAGAGACCTATGAGCCTATGGACCCAAACAATCCATACAAGGGAAGGCTAATAAAGTTACTTTCCCTTCTTGAGGGAGAATCTTTTGGGGTCTAACTCCTGACACTTAGAGATTATTAGGTCACAAAGCCTTTTATTCCTAGCCTTCTCCTCTACGCTTGTTCCCTTACCCATACTTGCTTGTATGGCTGCGTTGATCTCAAGCAATAAATCAGAGACCTTACGTACAGATATAGACTCTTCATGTGTATCTAAAGCTCTCCGAAGATACTTAGACATATCTAAGCACTCCTCATAGGCTTCTTTTAGCCAATCAGCGTGGTTGTAGTCCACTCTATCAATAGTTACTCCATACTCCTTGTAACCTTTCTCGTCTGATGACGCTAGATCATACATGATCCTCTGTGTTGCCTCGCTCGCATTGCTCATGTCTCAAAGATAAGCGTTATCTTTGTTGTATGGCTTCTAAATCAAAAAAATACTACGACAAAAATCCAAAGGCTAAAGCCAGGAAGAAGAAGTACGACAAGGAGTATCAATCTAGAAAAAGACAGAAGCTAAATAGAGCGTCTAGGAACGCTGCTAGAAACCAAGCCGAAAAAGAAGGTAGGGTTAGTAAGGGTGATGGTAAAGATATTGACCACAAGAACGGAAACCCTAGAGACAATAGAAAGTCTAATCTAAGGGTTATGGATAGGTCCAAGAACAGAGCCAAGGACAGGCCCAGAAAGAAGAAGAAGTCTAAGAAGAAGTCTTAGCTAAGTAATCTTTAATAGCCTTAACGGCACTATTTCCTTTTCCGTATGTAGTTCTTTCTGGTTTAGAAAAGAAGTCTGCTGAACCCGTCCTATCAAAAGCATACCACAAACCATCATGGTGATTGTAGGTTGTAAGTACTCCGTAGTATTTTTCACTCATCTTGTAACGCTTTTAATCCAATCAAAGGCTGGGGTAACCATCCCTGCATATATTATTGCAATGGCATCAGCCATGTGTTCTTGTTTGGCAAGTGGAAAGTCATTCCTAAGTGTCCAAGGAGCTTCAGGATGTTTCTCAAATGCCCAGGCTATCATCTCATGCTTACTGGCAGTCTTAGTTCCTACAGTCGCTTTCTTAACTTCAGTAGGCGTAACCTCAATGGCTCTTGGTGTTAGTGTAGCAATCATGTAGCAGCTAACCCCGTAGTTCTTCATCCCACTAGCACTTTGACTACCGCTAGGTGTCTCTACAAAGATAATCTCTGGAGAGTGTTTCTCTAAGAACTTATTTACGTGCCTATGTAGGACATCACAACGATGTATCAGGTCACTACTAGCACGTACTTGCTTTAGCTTACTCTTCTCAGTCTCAATGGTTACAGAATCAATAACCTTAACAACCCCATCGGTGAGTTCTGAGTAAACTAAGGCGGTATTCCTAAGACTAGGATCTATGGATACTATCTTCATAAAGATATCTTTAAAGTTCCTTTCTCATCAACCTTATACTCAAGGTCAGGATTCTCTATAAGCTGCTTCATAAAGAACACCATACGGCAATTAATAGCCCCCTCTCTCTGTAGAGTATTTAGGAACTCTTTGTGAGTATCCCCCTCTGGAGGGAAGGTAGCCCTAGCTTTCTTTATCGTCCTGTGTATCTGTTCCATCTTCCTTTCCTAAAACCTTAGTGTCCAATACATCTTCTATCGCATCGTGACATTCCTCTATGATGGCAACAAGACCCATCCCAAAGTCCTCACTACTATATGCAGAGTCCAACAACTTGTCTACCTCTTGTATAAAAGACTTCCCACGATTCTTAACCTGATGCTTGTAGAAGCTACTCCCCTCAAGTTCAGCAATACAGTCTACAAATGCCTGGGCAAACACAAGTGCCTTGAATGCTATGTCTTGATCTTTATCCATTTTAAGTTTCAGGTGTTAAGAATTACGGGGGTTATAGTTTTCAGATACTACTCTAAGCTATTGATATTAAAGGCTTTAGCCTTTTTTGTTATTTTAAGTTTCCGATTACCTAAACCTATTAAGCACTGTAACAGCACCTGCAATGGCAAATACGCTAGGTATCCAACCAAGTACTCCTCCACCGTAGAAGAAGCTAAAGGTAAAGTAAAATATAGTCCCCCATACACTGCTCATACACAGTGGGCAAAGGATTACTGGCTTTAACCACCTGTCCAGCCTAAGTGTATCAGAAGACCACCTATCTACTATAGAGTGTAAAGACCTCCCTGTAAGATGTCCTACTAGAGCATCCACTACATTATGCAATCCAATAATACTCAACGCTGATAATACTACTACTTCCATTTCTTTATTATTTAAGTTCCTTTTCTATTCCCTGAATTAGCCCCATGTATTCCAGTAGGAGACATAACCACCTTCTTACAGTCACTACTACAGTGTACTATCCTGGGAGTCTCATTCATACCATGCTTAACATCAAAGTCAGCACCACAGTCTTTACATCTATAAGTATAAGTCATCCTTAACTACCGCAAGATAAACAATCTTCGTCATCATCCAACTCTGGATTCTCAACTATCTCATCCCTTATAACGCTATCGTCCATCATGCCTTATTTAAAATACTCTTACTAAACACCATAGGACTTCCATCAGGATGATTATACACGTAGAAGACACTCATAGCCTCCTCTATCCTTAAATTCTCATTGTAGAAGCTCTTATAGTTCTTCTGAACGTATGCCTTTACCTTTTCGTGTGTCTCGTTTGTTTCCATTCGGTAAATATAATATTTGATAGTGATACTACAGCATGAGTGTTAAATTTTAAGAAATAAGTTGTGTACATGGGGGTATCTTATAAAGCCTATTGAAAAAAAAATTCTGAAATTAAACTACCCCCCAGGTCTTGGAGGGGGGGGGTTGTATTTTGTTATCAATTCACGCGAAACCTAATATTTGCGCGGTTTTGCTTTGGTTTATGGCCTTGGCGTTGGTGGCGGTGGCGGTGGCGGTGTAATAAGACAAGAACGCTCATTTAAGTGACGTTATTTGCGCCCGATTTGAACATAAAAAAAGCCCTTCAACAGATCAAATTTAATACTCAAAAAAGCCTATTAAACAGCCCATAAATATCAATCGGAAACTTAAATTTAAAACTCCAATTTTAGCCGTTGAAACTTTGTTACATCACAATTTTAGCGATCATCAAAAATATTTTCAAATATATTTTTACTAGTGTTTATGCGGCATCTAGAGCGTGTAATCTTTGTTAGATATAAATCTAATTTGCGTAGTGTTTTGTATTGTATTATTTTGGCCGAGAATTTAAACCAAAACACTAAAAACATATTACCATGAAAAAAAGTACAAAATTAACCGCAAAGCAAAAAGCCGCAAAGAAAGCCGCGTACAAGGCCGTAATCGTTAAGAAAGCAGACCAGGTGAAATGTTCACTAGGTTACGCTAAGTTACTAGTCACCATTGAAACGCTAGAAAACAAGGCTGATAAAACGCAGCATGAATTTGCCAGACTAGCTAACGCAAGGCTGAAAGTTGAAAGCAAAACGATAAGCAAAGTTTTCAAGACGTTAAAGGATGCGTATAAGGCCGACATAAATGCAAGTGATAACGCTAAGTTATTGCGTGCTGATATTATCGGAATACTAGGCCGTTCTAAATTTCCTGATTTTAACGCGTTTGTTGAACCCGTAAAAGGACTAGATAAAAAGTATAGCGTTTGGAAAGGGCTGATGATGTTGAAGCCTTTCAACAAGGCCGCAAAGCAAAAGACACGCGCAAAGCGTCAAGATGCAAAGCTAGCCAAGGCCGCGTAAAATTGCCTTTCATATAGCCTTTTTTAGCCCGTTAGATGCGTCTAACGGGCTTTGAAGGTGCAAAGTAGTCGTTCTTTTTTTTATTGGCCTTTAACGTCCTTATTTGGATCACTTTAGTGGGTATTAATTGCCTGCTTTAGATTAGTGTTAACGCGTGTATATTACACGCTAAGGATTCAAATTTGATAAGGTCAACCGCTCTTTGAAATATTTTTAATCTACTTACTTTCAGTAATGAAACGCGCAAATTATTTGCGTTAGTTGTGTTAAGTCCTTTCAAGTTGATAAGGTACGCGTAATTAATAAGTAGATTAATTTAAGGTTGAAATGA